AAGTCTCCAGCTTTGAAAGAACCAGCAGTATCTCCAGCATGACCATCAACTGTTATTGTTGTATCTCCAGCAGTATGTGAACCATTAACTCTTACTGTTCCTGTTTCTGAACCCTGAGCATTAAAATAACTTGGAAAAGTGATTGTAAAATTTTCTTTTCCTGATCGTTGTTTTATTATGAAAGCCTGTATAGGTGCAAATTCAGTTCTTGTTTTTAACGGATAGCTTAGAGTAAAAGTCCATCTTTGACCATCAATTTGCCTACGAAAAGTTTTGCCACTATCGGTTGTACTACGCAAAGTTCTTTGTTCACTTTGAAAGTTGACAGCTTTGAAATCAACACTAGGTAATGCACCACTCATACTACTGCTTGTCTCCCTGTTTCATTAACAGCACTATTTATCAAACTTACAATAGTCCCTCTACTATTAGTTAATAATTCATTAAATCCTCTTGCATCAACTGTATTAATATTAAATGTAACAGCAACAGGACTACCCCCCATTTTATTATTAGCAACAATATTACCTGATTGATTTGGAACAAAAAGCTCTGGACCTTTTTCTCCAACTATAAATGGTTTACCTTGAGATACAGGACCACCTTTTTCTCTAAAGCTGGTTGATTTGATTTGAGCAACTAAAGCCAAACCTTTTGCTAAAGCTGAAGCCGCAACTCCAATATTAACAGGAAATGGAAATTGTTGAAAAGCATTACTTGCGGCTTTTATCGCATTTATTGTAGCCTCAGCAATTTGAAATCTCTTATATGCTTCAAAAGCAGTTTTATTTAACCCACTTACTGCTTGAAGAGCATCTTTTGTATTTGTTGTTATTTGTTTTAACCCCTCTTTGTTTATTTTTGCTTGTTCAACTGCATCTCTTGAAGCCTGAACACTCATTAAATGACCAAATTGTCTATAGACTTCAAGTTGTTTTTCTTTTTCTTTTCTAATACTTTTTGTTTCTTTAGCTAACATATCAACAGGCATAGGTGGTGTTTTGGTAGGAAATATTTCTAATTCCAAATCTTTATCTTCACTAATACCCATGATTTGTTTTGTAAGACCTAATATTTTTTCAAGATTTGCTATAACAATAGCCGCACCACCAATAAGAAGATTTTTTTTAACAGCCGCATTAAATGTCAACATAGCGGCAGTAGATGCACCAATAGCAGTAGCTAAATTTGTGAAGAACATTATCAATTTAAAAGCAATTAAAGTTTTGATAACTGTTATTAATGTATCAAAATTATCTTTTAAAAATATTACTGCTTTACCTGTAGCTGAAACTGCTTTAGCTAATCCTTGTCCAATTTTCATAGCTATATTATCTATTGTCTGACCATTTTGTGCTAAAAAATTATCAAGATCGCCAAATTGTTTTTTTAGCTCAGGGAAGAAACCAGCTTCTAAAATAGTTTTCTTAAATGTAAAAAATTTATCTCCTATCATTGATAAAGTTCCCTCAAAAGTTTTTGCTAGTTCATCAGTTGCACCACCAAACTCTCCACCTTTACCAAATACTTTTTTAAATGCCTCTGCTGTTTCTTTTGCTGTAACAGTAGCACCAGCTTTAAATCCTAATAAATCTCTAACACCTTTTTCCCTAAATAAATCAGCACTAGCTATACCAGCCGATAAAGACCTTTGTATTTGCTCTGATGTGGTTCTAAAATCTAATCCTGTAACAGCCGCTACATTTCCTGTAATTTCTAAAATATCTGCTAATTCTTCCGCATCTTTTGAAACAACTGATAAAACACCAGCACCAGATTGTATTTGTTCTAAACTAAATGGAACTTTTGCCGCAAATTTAGCCATTTCATCAAAGGCTTTTGCACCCTCTTGAGTAGAACCAAATAAAAATTTTAATCTTACTTGTAATGACTCTATTTCTTTACCTGTATTTACAAGGTTTCTTATTACTAATCCACCACCTAAACCAGCTAAAGCATTTCTAACATTGAATACTGATTGTTTTACCTTATCAAGACCACCTCTGACATTTTTTAAGGCTTGTTGCGATTTATCCTTTGCAACAATATCAATATTTACTCTTTTAGTTGCCATTATTTTTTATTTAGCCTTTGTTGTTGTTCAGCTTTTTCAATTTGTAACTGAAAGTAAGCTAACCACATATTAAACTCTGTAACAGGCATTTGCAATATGTCTCTTACAGACATATGTAGCTTCTCTCCTAAAAATAAAATATTAGAAAGTTCAGGGTCAGAATTTACTTTTTTTTAATGTCTGAAAATGACTCTTGAGATAATATTTCTGAGGCTACTCTTGAAATAACATCAGTATCAGCTTTCATTTTGAATTTAGGCTTATGAGATAAGTCAAACATCTTATCGCCATCTTTAGTTTCTGCTTTTGTAATTATAACATCAACCAACACATTAAGATCACTCTCATTTGCACCTTTGAATATTTTTGCTTTTTCATTCATGGTAAAGGGTCTAACATACATAGCTTTATCGCCAATCAGACCCCACTCAGGAACTTCAATTATTTTTACTTCAAGAGACTCAAAATGGTTTTTAACTCCCTCAAAAAAATCTACTTTGTCTACCACAAATTATTATACTGTTGCTGTGCTTACTCCACCTGTAAATTGGAAAGAGAAAGTTCTGCTAGTAATTCCGTCCATAGTAACTGATGTATCATTACCTGTTACAATAGCTGTGCCTGTGAAATATTCATCTGAACTATCAGCACCCTCAGGGTATAATTCTAAAGTTGCTGTGTTACCTACTACAAGAAGTTCTTGAGCAGTATCGTCATTGTCAAAATGACATTCTACAGTTGCAGTTGCGTCTCCTCTTAATGCTTTATAGGATTTATTTGAGTCAGTTAAAGCTGTATCTTCTACTGTGTCCATAGTTTGATTGAGAGTAAATGCAGTTACTTCTCCAATCGCATTTGAACCAGATTTTACAACCCCACTTGTTCCTACTTGAGTTGCCATAATTTTACTCCTCTATTATGTTTGTTTCCTCTTCTTCTAAATCATTTTTCAAAAGAGGTCTATCTTCTTTTTTATCTTTCTTGAAACCTTTTGCAAGAAATTTATCTAATTGATCTTCATATATCTCTACTTGGTTCTCTCCATCAGGAAAGTATATTTTTATTCTTTTAGCCATTATGAAGTCCCCCTAACAAATTCATATAAAACTCTTACCACAATTCTCACTCCACCATAAGGAAATAATATTCCCTCATCAGAACTAGCCTCTACAATCTGAGTATGTAAAGCATTACCATTTCTTGTAATGTCATTATCTAAAGTTTCTTCTACAACTTCTATGAGTTGATTGCGAAGTGTATCAATATTTGAGTCAGTTCCTTTGACAAAACCAACTATCAAAAAGTCTATTGTTCCTTGTCTTTTTCCTGTTCCTACATCTCCAAGTGATAACATATCTCTAGTTTCGTCCCCTGTTTGTATATATGCGGCTGGAAACTGAGCTTGAGATAACTCTTCAGGTTCAAATGGTTCTCTTTTAATGAGCTTAAACTCAATAGGACTAGATACTGCATCTAGCTTAGTAATAATATCTCCAGCAATATCTTCTCGTTTACTCATAGTTTTATTGACCTAAAAAATATATCTCTTATCTTATCTTCATCTCTTCGTCCAATAGCAAAAAATGGTCTAGCTTCCATAAACCTTGTGCCTGTATCATGGAAAAAAGCCTTTTTGTTTTCTTCATTTCTTCTAAAAAATAATGTTCCTTTTGATTTAGTTATCTTACTAGTCAATGATCTAAACATTCTTCCTGAGTCTGTTAAATCTACATAACCTACTTGTCTGCCTCTTTTGAGCCTAGATTTCTTTGTTGATTTTTTATATGGTCTTAATCTTCCACCATCAGGTAACTGACCTTTTTGTGTTTTGTCAGTAATACGCATGATACCAAACTGTGAGGCTTTTGCTAAAGCCATTTGTATTTGATTTGGAATTTTTTGCTTAGTTCTTTCTAAATATTTGACAATATCTATTGTATTAGCAGTAATCTTTATATCTGCTACCATTATCTAACAAGTCTAAGAGTATGTATTGGTTCTTTTTCACTAGCTTGGATAGTTCCACTACTATCTTCATCATATTCAACACCATCTCTTAATACTGCTTGAAACTCCTCGTTATATCTATTCTTGTAATAATCCATTTGTACTTGAAAACTATCTTTACCCTCGCCTGTATCTGGGTCTCTAAATTTAGAAAGCATAGGAAAAATATAATCTGCTAAAGCCTTGTAACAAACTGATCTTCTCCATTGGCTAGGTGTAAGTTTACTATTTACTAATTCTAGGGAAGTAACCTTAGTTATATCTTTATATCTAACTGTGTGTCTGTATCTTTCCCACCATTCTTCTCTTACTTGTCTTATAACATCATCTTCAGCGTGTTGTAATTGTGTATCAAAACTTGCAATACCAAAACCAGCTATATCAGGCTGATATTCCTGAACATGAGATAATGCTACACTAAATACTGAAGTTGCCATTATTTAGACTTCTTTTTCTTTGGTGTTTTCTTTTTTGGTTCGTCTGAAGAAATTTTTTCTTCTACTAGACTAAAACCTTTTAAAGTCCATAAACTTTGATTTTTTTCATAATCAACTTTTTGTCTTTCAATAACTTTATCGCCTTTTTTTAATTTAATCATACTCATAAAACCACCTTATTTTAAAAAGGGGTGGATTACCACCCCTAGTTTTATGTTAATTACTCTATTGAAGAGTCGTAGTGTAATTCAATACCATAAGAGTCATGTAATTCCCCAACTCCGTAAACCGCAGTTGCAACAATTTCATCAGCTCTTAAAGAAGCATCTCTTTGAACTTCAATTTTTAGGTCTTGCATCATAGCTATACCAAGTGCATCTTTTTGGAAAATTGCACCTTTATAGTCTCCTGTAGTACCAGTGTTAGCCATGTTTTTGCTTTCAAAAACAGGAACACCAGCTAATTGACCTATAAAACCAGTTCGTAATGCTTCGTTAGCCAGAATACCATCACCACCAGCCGCAAAAGCTGTATTTCCTTGAGTTGCTAATGCAGATTTAAGATCAAATGCAATATTAGGGTGTAATACTGCAACCATATCTGTCATTGGAACTCCAGCAGTTCTTAAAATTGTTACTGCTTGGAAAAAATTATTAGGTGTAATTGCCGCTGAACCATTACCTAGTGTTGATGAGAAACCATCAAACAAAGCTAAAAGATCAGTATCTATTTTAGTTGCGATTGCCTCACCAAATAATCTACCAATATCAGCCGCAACATTTCTTGATGCAGAATTTCTTGCTAGATCAGTTAGTGTAGTCATAATTCCTACTTCTGATGCTGTTATAGTTGCAGAAGTTGGATTGATTGCAGTGTTGGATAAATCTGAAGCCTCACTTACAGCCGCTGCTGTTACAGTAGGATAAAGAGGGACTTCAACTGATTTTCCACCACCAGCTATGGTATAATTCCTGACAAGAGGTTTCATAATAGATTGCTCTTGTGCAACGAATAATGCCTCAGCTATGATTTCTGTATATAGTTCCGAAATCGTAGAACTCGTTGTTTCATCAGCCATTTGCTAATCTCCTTTTATTTATTAGTTAAATCTATGACAGTGGGTTTACTGTCCCTAGCTCTACGATATTCAGCATATTGCTTTCTATCTTCAGGCTTTGTCATATCTAAATCCGCAAGATTAAATGGCTTTGCGTCAACCTTACCCAGATTTGCCTTACTTCCTGACCCTGACGGGGTTGCTGTTTGGAAGTGAGGATTATCCGTAATGAAGTCCTTTACATATTCGTCAATACTTTTAAGGTCTCCGTCTTTGTTATACATTGGCTGTTTATTTTCTGCAAGTATTTCTACTTTGCCATCATCAGTAAGTTTCACATTACCTTTTAACAAATCTTTTACCTGTTCAGGATTGATTGCTGAGTTCTTTGAAGCCGCATTTAGTAATGCACCATCAACTTTTACTTTCTCAATTTCAGATCGTAAACCAGATATTTCTTTGTTAGATTTTTCAGCTTGTTCTTTTAATATTTTTTCAAACTCGCCTCTGGCTTTTTGATCTTCTATTTCTTTGTTTTCTTTTTCTTCTAATAGTTTTCTAGCTTGTTCAGGGTCAATACCTGAATACATTTTCTCATATTTTTGTCTTTCTCTTGCTAGTCTTTTATCTATTATTTTATCTACCTCTGATTGAGATATCATTGGTTCTTTTTCTTCTACTACTTCTTCAACTTTGTTTTCTACAGGTTGTTGTTCCTGTTCCGTTTTTTGCTCGTCAGCCATAATTAGTCTCCTTTTTCCTTAAGATTTATATTATTTATCTTCTTCTTCAAGAAAATTGTTATTACCCTCTTTTTCAACAAGGTTAGGTATTTGTAAATACAACCCCTCTAAGATAAATCCCATTTCATACTCTTCAGCTTCAGGTATAAGCCTAGATAACTCTTTAATCCTAATATAATCTTTTATGGTAAGATTATCCTTTTTGCTTAAATTAAAAGCTTCTTCAAATTCCTTTGACATCTACATTCTCCTTGAAAAATTTAATCCATTCTGGGTCAACTAAATCTTTTCTATCCATATGAAACAAAGCAAAATTTTCACAAAACCATTCTTGAGCATTTTTATCTGAATATAAACTTGCACCATTTCTTTTTTTGCTAAAAATTCTAATTAACTTTTTTTCTATCAATGGATTTCTATAATCCTTAAAATCTTTTACAAATTTTTGTTGATGAATATGATGTCCCAATTCGTGATAAAAAGTTGTTCTTATTTTATCAATAGGGTCATCAAAATAAGCATCAACTGTAAAAGGTCTTTTATCTTTATCATCTCCAAATTTCCAATTTGAAGTTTTTCTTACTCTTTCTTTAGTATGATAGTTTATTCTATTGAATTTAATATTTAAACCTAAAACTCCGTCTCCCATATTTGCAACAGTTGATTTTCCACCTACCCTTTTTATCCCTCTTATTGATTGCACATCATATTTTTTTGCTAAATCATTTATTTCTTCAAATAATTGATTGATTACTGCAAAATCTTCGTTTGTATATTCATAATCAGTTTTTCTAATTACTTTTTTTGTATATGGATTTCTTTGAGTATAAGTCTCCTTTTTTTTAATTTGTGCTTTGCCATAATCATCAATTTTACCTGTAAATTTTCTAGCTGGTTCATTTGTAATTGGATTAATTACATATCTTTTATCAGTTGCACTTTTTGATAATGTATCATCTAATTTAGCTATTAAAGTAGTATATCCAATTCCTTGTAATTGATTTGCTCTTCCTCTTTGTCTTGGGATAGTAGGAACTTGTATAGGTGTATCTTGAGGTTCTTCAGCATCAAAAAACTCATCAGCAACAGGCAACCAAGTATGTCTGCATCTATATCCTCCTCTAACAGTAAATGGGTCTCCCTCAGATTTACCAGCCCAAGAACCTTGCCAAATACTTCTAATCTGCTCTTCAGTATAAACTTTGTTTAGATGCGTTACACAATGAGGTCTTGAGTCTGTTACTAAAGTCCCTGTATATTTAAACTTATCAAGTCCAGCTTCTTTTGATTTATAAACTGTAAACTGACCATCAAACTGCATTACTGAGTCGTGAGCAATTTGAGAGGCATATGTACTCATTGGTCTACCTCTTCTATCAACTTCCCCTGTAATTAATCCTCTCAGGTCTTTAACCATCTCATTAAAAGGCTTACCAGCTATTGCGTTTTGATAAACTTGAGAAGATATTTCATTAAGGTATCTATTTGCTAAATCTTCAAAACCAGCAAATTGCTGAAACTTCAGTTGATTGATTGTAAGTAAATCTACCTTAGTTAATGATTTAAACTTATCAGGTATATCCAAACCACCAAACTCTTCCATAAACTCATTTACTATTTGGTCATAATCCCTGACTAAAGTATCGGCTGTAGTTCTATATGTTTCGTCTATGTATTGTTTTAGATCAGTTCTAAGTTCTATGGCTATCTTTGTTGAAACAGCATCAGCACCCTCTGTTACAGTAGATATTTGTGATACTATTCTTGCTTCTAAATCCTCAAGTGTTTTCTTGATTTGGATTTCGTGGTTATC